ATGAATCTTCTCTTTAAGATTGCACGATTTCTTTCAGCATTTCTGCCTACTACATATTCATCTATCATATTGTTGATTTCAGTTCTTGTAAAATTCTCCAAATTCCCCATAATTGTACTAACTCCTGTCATATATACTTCTCGTCAATGCCAAAACTGAATATCAGGATATGTACTTAAAATAAATGGTTTCTGTGTAATAGCAACTGTTCTCTCCACCAAATAGCAGAGAGAACAGAAAACCTTACATATAAATCGTTCATAACTTCCTTATGCCCCTCTCAATATTGTTTGTAAGTTGCCTTACAAGTGTCATTATAGTCTTTTGATTTTAAATTGCAATACCTTTTTTGAAAAAATATTAAATTTTTTTCAAAATTATCTAAAAATCCTTTAAAACCAAGGGTTTCTGAAAGAAAAATTTTTCTTAAAACTATCATCTTGTCTGATTTTCGAGTTTTTCTATTCTATTCACTAAATCAGAAATGGTAGCCTTTAGTTCGTTTATCTCTTGGCTTTGCTCTTGAATCGCTTTTACGAGATAAGGAATCATATGCTTATCTTCTACAACATATAAGTGATCTGTGTCATATCTTTGAGCATCTTCCTCGTCAGCGGGAACATTAAGTACACATTCAGGAATAATGTCCTTTAATTCTTGTGCAATATAGCCTATGTCTTTGTGTTTTCCATATTTTTGAGTGTCTTTAAAATCGAACTCAACCAAATGGATATTATTTATTTTGTCCAAGGCCTTAATTTTGGTATCTTCAATATTCTCTTTCAATCGTCTATCAGACCAGGCCGCACCACCCCAATAGAGATTACCACCTCCGCTATTAGCTAATAGATTATTTGAATCAGCAAATTTGCCGAATGAAATAACAGGGTAAAAGCTACCAGATACAGCATAACCATAGACAATATTAGGTTTATTAGTTATATTATTCCAATGAACTTGGCCATTGAATGTAGGTGCTGAATTTTTGGGTGCGGTTATAATTGATGTATTTCGAGTATTATCATATAAATACCATACACCAGAACCATTAGCTATTCCCGCACCAACATTATGCTGATTATCTCTCCAATGAATCCACGGGGTATTGGCTTTATTACTTTTACCAAACCACATATCATAATTTATAGCTGATTCAGCATTTAACAAAATGCCATATTCATATGACGATGGATTTCCGATAGTAACAGAATTCCCCAATAATGATGTTTCAACATAATAATTATTACCCGTTTCTTGAACAGCAAATTTTAGAATATTGTAAAGATATTCTGTTCCTTGATGTGTGGCAATAGCTTGTATTGCTGATGATTGATTAAAAGAAATATTACCATTTTTTATGTTAACTTTTTTATTATTGTCAACACTTTCAATAGAACCAGAAAACTTTCCGTTTGTTGCCTCCATAGAACCATCTTGAAGTATTTTAAAATTGTTATTAGCTGTCACAACTCCATTAAGGTTAATTCTGTTAGCTTTAATGTCAATAGTTTCAGCACTTTGATTGATTGCAGATATAATGCCATTTTTTTCCACTTTTGTTGAAAGCCCCTCTGCTGTAGCCTCGATTTGTGTCTGCATTGTAGATTGTTCTTCTTCGATTGAATCAATATCTCCTTCGATTGCTGAAATATCAACAATTATGCCATCAACACTTGTCTCTATCCTAGATTGTCTGCTTTTTAGCTTTGTAATTTCTGCTTGAACATTATTCCCCTTTAATTGTGGCTGTTCTTTATCTCCTGTAGCACCTACAACATCTAGCATACCTTGAATACCAGAGATTTCTCTTTTAGTAATAATAGATGTGATGTGTGCAACATTTTGATATAGTATATCAACATTATCTCCAACTTCATAACAAGGATTTGCTCTCTTTGTTAAAGCATATGGTGTGTAGACAATGCCTGTCATTAAAGGCAATAATCTCTGACCTATAGTGGTTAATTCTGTTGAATCTTTACCATAAAGCAAGAAATTATCTTCAATATAATAAGCATTGCCTGGATTACCTATAACTGTCGGTACGCCTGTATCACTCTCTCTAATAGCAACACAATCAATACTTGATACCTGATATTCTTCAAACTTAATTGTCTTGTAATTAGTAACAGAATGTGTGTTGTTCGATTTTAAAGTAATATAGTGGAATTTACCATCTCTACCGATATGTCCGAAACAACCATTCATTTCCAAAATACATTTGATAACATCTCTACCTGATAATGTGTCAGCACTAATAGTCTTTGATATGACAACACTATCATTTACAAGGGTTGTTGTCTCTTGTGTGATACCTAAATAAGTAAATAGGCTGTCTCTTATCTGCTTTACAGTTTTAGTTGTACTTGCTGTGGGAAACAACTGATTATACCATTCAATAACATCTCGGTTAATGAAATCGTAAATCTTATCATAAGCTGTTACATTTCTTCTTTTTCTATCATCAGACAGTTTACAACTAGCAACTTTGTATTCGCCTAAAACAAACGGCTTTTCAGTATTACCATTAAGAATAATGGAAACATTCATTGTTTGTCCAACTAAATCTTCTAGGCATACTGTTTGAAAGCTGATTACACTTGCCTCACAAGATCCAAATGTTAGGTTTTGCTCTGAACATATGCTTTCTTGCAATTTTAGGCTTTCTGATACAATATCTGCATTTGTAAGAGTTGTTCCACCAGATAATTCAATAACTAATTGCTTGTGTACACTATCTTGTTCAAATAAACTCTCTAATTCATAATCTATCATATCTGTCTACTCCTAATATCCGATAAATGCTAATCTTATCTGGTCGTACTTGATAACATTGTTGATAACTGTGTTAATCTGTGGTGTAATGTCAGGCACATACATATCTGCTGTAACATAATCATCAATTTCAGGCACATAAAACATAGCACTTACCTTTTTCTCGTTTGCATCAATGTAATTTGCTCTAATGTTACTCATTAAAGTTGCGAATTGAGTGTTCGTAAGCATATTTTTAGTTTCAAACTCAACTTTATATGCTTTATGCGATAACGCATTACGATGTAATACACCATCTGCATCACGATAACTGTCTAGGTCTTGTGTACTCATTAGCACCTTGTAAGTATCATAAGCAATCATATTAAGTGGGATTGTATATGAACCCACCTTGATTAAATATCCTTGATATGCCATATCTTTTATTCCTCATTATCTTCTTTAGGTTCATAATAATAGGTGTCAGGGTTTTCTACTTCTTCCACATCTTCTTCGTAGCCATCAATCAAGTAGACTATTTCTTCTTGTAATTGAAATCCCATATCCACTTTTAACATTTCACAAAAATTCTCAACAATTTCCATCTGGATTCTGCCAAGAATTGTATCTGTGGCTGTTGCATCTTCGTATTGTTCTTTTGTATTCTCAATAATATTGTCTACAAAATTCTTGATATAATCAAGTTCTTTTCTATCTTTTTCTTTAAGATTATTCTTGTTGTAAATCTTTGGATTAAAACAAGTCATTTAAAACCTCCCATAAAAATTAGGGAACGACTATTACATCGTTCCCTATTGTTAATTAGTAGCCAAAAGCGGGATTTCCTGTTCTGTTTTGATAGTTTCTAGCACTATTTCTAACAGAATTAAACAGATCATCCGATGATATTCCCGTTTCTTTTGCAAGAATTTGTGTTAACAACTGATTCTGCTGTTGTAACAACTTAACTTGCTGATTAGAAGTCTCATATACGGCATTTGAAATACCTGTTACCTCTGTACCACTTGCAATGGCTGTTTTACCACCCATTGTACCGATAAGCTCTGGTACTCCATTCTCATTTGCCATAAATATATCAGCACTTGTAACACCACCTTGTGCGAAACCAGGTAAATATCCAAGGGAAAACCAATGTTGACCCGCCCAACTTTTATTCCATTTATAGATATATCCCGTGTTTATATACCACACAAGTTTGTTTAATTCATCTTTGATACTTCCCACAATGTTACTGATATTAACAGTAAAATCCAAAGATGGCTTGTGCTGATTCCACCATTGAGCAATAAACCATTTCCAAGTGTTAAATGTGTTTACCCAATCTTCAAGAACACCAACTTTCCAATTAAATGATGGCTTATGCTGATTCCACCATTGAGCAATGTACCACTTCCAAGTGTTGATTGTATTTTCCCAACTTTCTAATATACCCATTCTAAAGTTGAATGATGGTTTATGCTGATTCCACCAATTTACAATGTTTGTTCTCCAAGTTGAAATCTTGCTCTGTAGTGTTCCCCACATTTCAGTAATATCGAAATTGAATGATGGTTTATGCTGATTCCACCAAGTGCTTGATTTTTGTTTCCAATCACTAATTTTTGTTCGGAACTTCTCACTTAAATCTTCGATATTGAAATCAAAAGTAGGTTTGTTTTCTTCCCATTTACTTTTAAGGTCCTCAATATCTTTCTTTAACTGATTATCCTTTAGGTGTTTCCAAGCATTATCCCAATCTTTCTTCCAATTCTTGCCGAATATGGTTTCCATTATGTTAATGTTTTTAATATTCTTGAATTGTTTTCCCCAACTTTCTTGAACTGTTGGCGTATAATAAGCATCTTTGCCGAATAAAGTATCTTTTATTTTTTCAGGCAAATCATAATCAAAATGTATGTCAGCAATCGTGAAAGTTAGTGCTATTGCTCCAACAATCAATCCAGGTACAGGCCCGAAAACAAGTCCAACACCTAATCCTGTTGCAACAGCACCCAACATTTCTTCAAGACCATTTTTCTTAACATGACCACTAATTATTGCTGATATACCACCTATAGAAATAGCTAATTTGCCAACAGTTAAAGGATTAGCCGCAAACCAACTAGCAATCTGTGGTGTAAGCCAACCACCTAATGCTGTAGCAATTTTAGGAGCAACAATAACACCTACCAAAGCAAGTTTGGTGTCCCAATCGAGTGTACCCCAAAAAGTAATTACTTTTTTGAGTATCATATCCCAATCAGTTTCTTTTAATGCTGAACCGATTGCATCTTCTACAGTATCAACAAAAGCGTTCATACCCTCGGCTAGATCTTCTACTTTTAGGTTTTCAAAGAATCCATTGATACCCGCTCCAATGCTAGTACCAACATCTACTCCATCAAGTCTAATCCAAAAATCTTTCCAAGCAATAACAGCTGTGTTGATTGAATTAGCAATAGTTCTTCCTGTGTCGTAGAATAATTCAGGGCTAATAAGTCCATTAAGGAAGTCTGCCAAACCTGTTCCAAAGTTACTTGCCTTTCTATAAATCTTGTTCCAATCAATGCCCTCCATTACATCTTGTAATTTGTTACCGATTGCATCTCCAAGCTTGTATAAAGTATCAAGTTCACTATCGAAATTATGTGGTATTCTAACCCAACCACCATCTTTGTCAGAGGTTGCTCCACCACCACTAACTCCTGAACCAGAACCGCCACCATCTGAATCTTTAGGTGTAGTCAATACATTTAATTCATCAAGGCCTTGTAACTGTTGTTTCAATTTCTTTGCTGAATCTGTTGCATCATCTAATCCGTCTGCAAAATCTTCTGTATCATCTCCAAGGTCTGAAATAGCACCACCGCCGCCATCTTCGTACTTCCATCCAAAGATAACTCCTAAACTATCACTAACTTTTTGTGCTAGTTTTGTGAAAGCAAGAATAACCTTATTTAATGCAATGATAAATGGTTTGAATGTCTGAATAGCCATTCTACCGATAACAGCACCAAATTGTTGAAAATTCTGTTTCAACATTCTAACACTATTAGCCCAAGTCATAGAAGTCTTTGCAAAGTCTCCCTGTGCGGATCCTGTGTTTGCCATAACATACTGATAACGCAACATAACCTTTTCAGATTGTGACATAGACTTCATATTCGCATCTAATCCGTGCTTTAAAGCCCATTCCTGTACAGTTGCTTGTGTTAAATCAAGACCATACTGTCTTAATACTCTGGCATTACCAGACATAACACCTGATTGTAATTGCTCTGCCACATCTTCATATGACTTATTATAGAAAGAACCCATATCAGCGGCCAACTTTGTCAGATTTAATGACATATCAGCCATATTATCTGATACTGTATTATATCCATAAGATAAGCCGTTTACTGTCTTTCCAAGACCATTTAGGTATTCTGTAGCTTGTTTAACTTGCTGATTAGATATACCCATTGCTGTACCCATAGCCTGAAATTGCCCCGCAACTGTCTTGGCTGTAAGTTCGGACATACCGAAAGTCTGAATAGATGTACTAGCAAATTCTTCAACCTTTTTAGACATAGAACCGAATGTTGTATCAACAATATTCTGTACTTCTGTCAGATCACTAGCAAAGTCAATAGATTTCTTAAACAAATTAAACAATCTAATTATAATAAAGAAGTTGGCGTATAATTTTCCAAAGTAATAAGCCAAACTCTTAACACTCTTGGCTGATTTATTTGAACCAGATGTTAAAACATCGAAAAAGGTCCTCATACCATTTGTGCTACGGATAGTTGTTTTACCCGCATTAGACAAATTAGCCAAAGCCTGTGTCATTTGAATTGTATTCTGACTTACTATAGGTGCTTTTGACATTACACCCATAAATTTACTCAACTCTGTAGCCAAAGTTGATAAGTTAGTCGCCGTAACTCCTGTATTCTGCCCCGCACTTGCTAATTGACCGATAGCCATAGCAAATTGCGTAGTTTCATTTGCTACTATAGGTGCGTTAGCCATAGCAGACATAAAATGGATCATTTCATTTCCCAATGAACTCAAACTAGCATTTACAACAGGAATGTTTTGTCCATATCTGGCAAGGTTACTTATAGCATTAGTGAATTGAATAACATTCTTATCAATTTGTGGTGCATTTTGCATCTGTGATGAAAAAGCAGAAATCTGATTTCCTAGATTTCCTAGATTTATGCTCTGCAAATTTCCTACATTAGCATTAGACAACCTTGTAAGGGAATTGATAAGGTTCTGGATATTCTTGTTGTCGAAAGTTGCATTGTTTAACAGATTCAAAGATGTAGAAAATGGTGTTAACGCATTAGCAACACTTTGAATATTTCCGTGATTCACATTTCCTAACCTATCAAGGCCTTTTGCAAGTCTATTATAGTCAGGTGCTTTAATGCTACTCATTCTCTGCATAGCGTGTGAGAATGTATTTAGCGAATTTGCGACACTTTGTGTGTTCATACTCTCAATTCTACCCATAGCACTTGCAAGTGTGTCAATTTTGCGTGTGAGAGCTTGTAGACCACTATCTGCTCTGCGAATATCACTATCGACTTGTATATTTAACTGTTCAATATCCATATCGCCCTTTCATACCTCCTTTTCTCTAAATTTTTATATAAAAAAAGGGGGCTATATTTCAAGCCCCCTAATTCTACGAGATTCTAATTGTCTGTCCCGCATAAATCTTGTTGGCATTAGCAATTCCATTTAATTCCTGTAATGCCTTAACAGTAGTTCCAAATTTCTTTGCAATACCTGAAAGTGTATCGCCCTTTGCGATTGTATATGTGTTTGCAATCGCACCGCCTGTCTCTGTTACTCGCAAAGTCTGTCCAGGATAAATCAAATCAGGGTTTGAAAGTCCATTGAGTGAAACTAACTTTGCTACCGATGTATTAAATTTCTTTGCGATACCAGATAGTGTATCGCCCTTTACTACAACATATGTATCTGGAGTTTCTGCCTTTGGCTGTTCAACCTTTCCGTTGTTTACAGCGTCAAGATATTCAAATACATCTTTCATTGTCTCCTGAACAATAGGAACAATGCTACATACCTTGTCAATGTATTTGCTATCTGTAGCCCATCCATCGTTTTTAAGTCTTGTGATGTACTCTCTTGCATCTTCAACGCCCAAAAGGTTAGAATAACGAGAATATCCAACAATAAAGTTACAATATCCACGAATACCATCTTTTACATCAGCATAAACTCTAAAGTTATCTCTGATATTTACAACCTGTCCAGAATATTCTTCCTTTGTTGCAAGATTAACTGATCTGCCAATCCAATTTGCTCCACACTTCATACCAAAATAGTTATGATACTTTGATGCAAGTGAACTAGAACCATAGCCACTCTCTAAACAAGCCTGTGCTACAATACCATCAATAGCCTTGATGTTGTACTGTGGACAAATCTCGTTTGCGGCCACCCATAAATTAACAATAAAATCTTTTTGTGCCTGTGATAATTCCATTTTAAGCCTCCCTATCGTGAATTTTCTTTGCTACTACAACAATTCCACCTAATAAGGCATCAATAGCTGTAAGTGTTGCTGTAATTTCAGCACAATGTGGAACATTCCAAATCGTACACAACGATGCAAGGAATGTCAGCACGGGTACAGCTAATAAAGCAATGTTCTTAATTAAGTCATATGTTTTATCACTCATAATAACAACCTCCTAATTTATACCACCTTGCTTGTTTAATTCAAGGATGTATTGTTGCATTTCCATAACAGCAATTCTCTCATTCTTTTCAATGTCGTAATCATCTGGATTTTCTTCTTGTAGAATATCTGATAAAAACGGCTTTTCAACATATTTGTTTTCTTTATTCAAACAAGAGCCTATTGCTGATTGTATATATTGACCTAATCTGTAATCAGCCTCGTCATTTCTCTTTAATGTCATTTTGTAAGCAAGAACATATGGTTTCAACTCATTAGGGTTGCTATCCATAAACTTTTCTTCGCTTACTCCAATAGATATATAAAAAGGTAACAAGGTATTCCAGATTATATCTGGGTAATGTTCCCTGACTTCTTCGCTGTTGCTTTCTTCTTGTGATCCTGTGGTTTCTTCGGTACATCTTCCTGTTCCATCTCCTTGAACAGACCTACTAAAAAACCCTCACTCATAAGTTCTTCTCCAAGCATTGAAAAAATGTCCATCAATTCTCTGCTTTCGCCCTCTGGACATTCCTCGTGATATGTGTCAAGCAAATCTCCGATTTCTTCTAATTTGTCAACAGGGTTGTATTTCTTGAAACCAACAAATAACAAATCCCTAACAACAGAAAACAACATCTTTACATTAGCAACACCATCTTCTTCTGTTGCGTCTTTATCATTTCCACTCATTAGTTTTGTAATATCCTGTACTCTCTCTAACAAGTCTGTGTCAGCAAAACAGTTATATCCGAACTTAATCTTATATGTCTTTTTGTTTATTACAATCTCTTTCATTTTATTATACCTCTCTCTTACTCTCTCAATGTGTTTTTAAATAGAGAGAGGGGCAGACCGAAATCTGCCCCCTCATTATTCCATTTAATAATTTACAAATATCTCTTATGGTGTTGGTGTGTGTACAGCAACTGTAAACACCATATCATCGCCCTCGCCTGTAACAGTTACATCGTAACCATCACTAATCCATTTAGGTGTGCAAGATACAGCCACATTAACTGTCATTGTTAAGTGATTGTCTCCCTCTGCATCATCTGGCTTAACATCAGGAACACCGACATATCCTAACTTGCCGATACCTCCTAATCCATCTGTACCATAAAGATGGATAATATCAAGTCTCTGTCCTGCCAATGCAACTTGCTGATCCAGATAAGTCTTTTCAAAAGCACCCTGTAAAGCAACACTAGCTGACGCTCTACGACCTGGCTCCTGAACCTCCATATCATCTTCAAGTGTTGAAACATCAACCATATTTCTTTCTCCGACAGGAGATGGAATTGATTTTGCTCTCAACATCAATCTGTACTCTCCCGCCCAACTTGTAGGTGCAACATTTGTGTCGCCCTCGTGGACTTTATAAAGCACTCTTGACTTTAAACCTGTAGCCATTTTTTGTACCTCCGTTTATTTTACTTAATTTCTTCGTCTTGGTATATATATCTACGAACACGGGCAATTACTTGCTTTGTGTCCGTTGTACCTGTTTTTGTGCGTTCTATTGTTAATGTTACCTCAAACAACAAACTCTTGAATTGCTTTAAGACTTCATTTAACACTTTAATTGCACTTTTTTCGCCCTGTTTTGTACTAACAGTTACTTGGATTGTTGCTCCACAAATGAAACCATTTATATCGTCTCTTTCCAAGTCTTTTCCTAGTTCTGCACTAGGTAGAAAGTGAATACATACATTAGGATAATTAACTAATGAATTTCCACTTTCTTCTTCCTCGGTAAATCTTATATCTGGAAATGAAGATACGAGATTTTTCTTTGCCTTTGTGGAAACAATCGTATAAATTTTGCTTTGTGTGGTTGTAACCCAATCTACACTCATTTATCCAAAAACCTCTCTTGCTATTCTGTCTACTTGATTTACCATCTCTAAATATGCCATATACATAGGATGTGTAGGCAATTCTCCGATAGAATGATGTTTGTTACCATCTTCATCTGTCCAATACCAACCATTAGGATCAAAAGCGTGTGTTTGTCCAGGCATAGAACCTTGTGTTGGTGCTTGAACATTATATAGGTTTTCATTGTAGAAACCAGAACCAAATTCAGCCATAAGAATAGGCGATATTTCGTAACCATCTTCGTTCTCTTGCCAAGTCATAAGCAATGGTGCTATGTCTTTGCCATAAAAGATTGAACAATACCCTGTAGAAGTCTCAACCGCATCGGTCTTGGCATACATAATGTACGATTTATATTTATCGTCTGTGTAGCGATAGGCTACTTCTATTCCAACGGATGCTAGTTGCTCTACATATAATCGAATCTTCGCTTTTATCTCATTTTCATAATATTTATTAAGGTTCTGTGATAACTTCATCAGATCCTTGCTCGTTAGCTTTGCCTTGAATGTCTGCTTGTGCATTGTTTATCCTCTGTAATAAGTACCAATCATAATTAGGAAATTCATCCAGAATACCCACAACTGTATAATCAGCACTATCTACTATTGGCATATGGTTATCATCATACTCAATTTCAGATGATTTCCAAATTTTACTACCGAAAACTAATGGAAGATAGCCTTTTGTAACGCATATTTCCGCAAGAATACCATCTTGGCTCACACCATAGGCCTTTAAGTGCATCTCATTCAGTTTTGAACAAATACTAGCCCTAAACCCTACAGGCTCACTAAATGTATTGCTTGTATATCCACATTCAACAGGAACTTGCTCCCCGTCTACATCAATGTAGATTATATTGCCATTTTCGTCTGTTTCATATACAGGCTCTGGATTTATTGGCAAGGAATAATACATTTTTTGTCTAATTCTTCTCAAAGTTCTCATTATTTTTCTCCAACGGCTACCACACGCTCCCATTTATCGTGAACATATGAATTTCCGTGTAAATCATTAGTATAATGGTCGTATATTGTATGTGCGTGTTTCCATTGTGTCTCGTCTTTCTCAACGCCATTTTCCACATCACACAAGAAGTCTATAAGGCTACTCTGACATTCTCTTTTGTCCATTTCATCTATCTTGTTGTTGATAGGTGCTAATGTCTTTGCTAATGTCTTTGATACAGCCTTATAAATCAATGTTCCAACAGCAACCATACCTGTTATTGTTGAACAAATTGTTATTATAATGTTTGCGACACTCATTGTGAACCTCTCTGTGCTGTTAATTTAAAATTCTGTCAGCCCACCACCAATATAGACAGAAACCCTACAGGTAATCCACATATGCAAACTACCTATGCACAATCTTCTAGGATATAACCGATACATAATTCGGTAATCTAGCAACGAGCGTATCTGAAATCCACGCTGTGCTATAAGTCAATGACATATCGCTTTCTCTATGTACTTTTTCGCCCTCTGCTCCCGCTTTTGCGTAAACTTCAACACAAGCCATAGCTAATGTAGAAACATATCGCTCTAGTGTTGATTCAATCACATCTGCTGTG